ATTAGATTTCTTTTAGCACGCATACCAGCAACTAAGAATGCTTGTTCTTTTGCATTAGCATGATTGAATTCAACTGGCGAAGTTCCTGTAGTTCTGATTTTAGTCCAGTTACCAGCTTCATCAAACTCAAGAATTAAATTACCATTCTTCTCAACAAACGTAGCTTCTGCTTTTGTTAAATCTGGAGTTTTTTCCAGAGCAGAATTTTTATCAATACCTCTCAATGGTGGATTCGTTGAAGAACAACCAACCATTCCTAGCATTGAAGCCACTGCAACACACAATAAAGTTTTTTTCACTTGTTTCTCCATAATAAACATCATAATATAATTATACTCCATTTACGAATTAAAGTAAAGCACTTTTCGTAAAAACTTTGAACCCTTTTGCTGCCTAAACTTTTGCTCCAGCTTTTGGAGCTACTACCTTTTTTGCTGCAACCTTTTTCTCCTTTGCAACTGGAGCTGTAGAGATAAAACCAGACTCATATACCAGCTTATGAGTAATTTTTGGATACAATTTAGATAGAGCTTGATCTTTTACTGCAATTAACATATCTGCTTCTGTTGGATGAACACCTTCTAATAGAGAAACAAACAAACTTTCCCGTCTGAAAGGAGTTAAATCGGCACGATTAAAAACATATAAACGACGCAATTCACTAAACAAATTTGTTGGAGTCATACCTAATGGTTCAACTGATAATTTATACGGAGGAGCACCCTCTGGTAAATTCATTTTCTTTTCTGGGTCAAATGCATACTCAAAAATAATTTTAAGTGCTGCATCATTTTTATAGTTTTCAATTGCTTTGGTATCTGCGTTAATATCTTCAAGCATTTGTGTAATATATTTTCTCATTTCAATTCCTTATTTCAAAAATCTTCAATATCATTTAATAAAAGATTACAGCGATGTTCCACCAAATAATTAAATATTGACATCTTATCGCCAGTCGGTTTTGTATTTAGGTAAGTATTTACAATTTCTTCGTTAATTTCTGAAGGAATACATTCGAAATCCACTAAAGTTTGATTGCGTGAATAATTACGCTTTTCCTCATCATTACGACATGCTGCTTCACCATTTTCAATAAACTCAGCAAGACGCTTTGCGCTTAGAGGTTTTTGTCTTTCACCAGAAATAAAAATATCATCAGAATTTAAGATAGAAGGAACACCGTCTCCCGAATCACCCTTAACGATATGCTCAATTTTGTAATCTATAATCTCTTTCCTAGAAGCAGAAATAAACTTCTTCAACATCGGAGACCATTGTTTAACATTTGGATAAAGTTGAAGCTGTTTAAAATCTTTATCAGAAGAAACGATTAGAATCTTTTGTGGTTCTTCAACCAAACCTTCTCTCACTAATTCATTATTTTGAGCATATCTAGTTAAGACAGCAATAATATCATCTGCTTCACAGCGTTCTACATGTAGCACACGGTATGGGAAATACTTTGCAATATCGTCACGCATTTCTGATAAAGTATCAAAAATTAATGCCCAGTTTAGATCAGATGCTTCTCTTGCTTTTTTTCGACCAGCTTTATAATTTGGAAAATAATCTCTACGCCAATACTTACGACCATCACAGCAAATAACTAATTCGCCAAACTCTTTACCATATTTCTTTTTATAATTTTTAATTGACGACAGTGTTACGTGTCGAATTAAATTTTTTACCTCTGACTCAGTTCCCTTTAACTCTCGTTGAAAAGTAAGAATTGTAGATAATGCTACCTGACTGAAATCGACCAGAACCATTAGAATGCTCCAATCAAAATAGTCTCTTCATTAATCCTACCATTTGGAACAGATGGTTTAGTCGTTAATGACTTAATTGCATTATTCAAAGCACGTTTACCTAAAGATAAATCTTTGAAGAATTCTTCTGGCTTACGTAAGGTGTATAATTTAGATTCTTTGATATCAAATCCAGAGATTGTTGTTCCTTTTACAGATAGAGTTCCACCTTCTGCTCTATATACACCGAATCTACGATATTTTGTATTATACACCCAAACCTCAGTTGAACCGATAATATTTTGCGGTAAAACTGACTTTAATTTTAACTCTGGAAACTCACGCAAAAACTTCATCTTAGATACAAGTTTAATTGGAGTCGGAGCCTTGCGCATGCGTGGAGAACGATTTGCTTTGGCAGTTTGAATTTGTTGTTGACAATCAGAAATAATAGTTTGGACAAACTCTAGGAATCGCTTCAACTCACGTTTATTGAAGTTAGAATATCCTTCAACTAATTGTTCATCGTTACCTTCAATAACTTCCTCAAGTTCTTTTGACAAAGGGGTAAAGATTTCACCAATTCGTTTAGCGATAGGAGCAGCAACCTCATTTGCTAAGAGATAATTTTTAGTGGAAAAATCGCTCTGACAATCATTTAAAATGAAATCGTCAATAGCGCCATCAATCTCACCAGCAAGTTCATGCGCTTTCTCTTCCATACGTTGTTGGATTGAGATAACATTAGTGGGTTCAACCACCTTTTTAGATTCTACTGGTTTTTGTTTTACTTGAGATTTTAAGAATTCAATACGTTCTTGTAGATAGTTTGATTCTTTTTGTTCAAGAGCAGAACCACCATCAAGCAATCTTGTTAGAATTCCAGCATGTCTGAAATGACGCTCGTCAATTTTTAGGAACTCTACTGAAAGTTTCTTGTCGATCTTAGAATAGTAAGAAATGAACCACTTCTTCTTTTCTTTGTCATCGTGATTGATGTTGTAGTAATTTAAAGAACGTAGTAAATCACGCATATAATTTTCAGGTTCAAGTACAAATTCAGAACCTTTCATAATACGTTGTACTCGTTCAAACTCTTGCTTACGTTTTGCAGTATTTACAGCCATAGGTCAATAACCTCCATTTAATAATATAATTATACCCTATTACTGAATTAAAAGCAAGTTATTTCGTAACCGTCTCGTAGATGTCTACAAAGTCCTCATGATCAGCGATTTCTTGAGTCAGATTTTGCTTATGGAAGGTCTTTGCAATCTTTGCAATGATTTTACGTGGAATTTGGTGATTGTCTGACACATCCTTAACAATCTCTTTAATTAGATCTCGTTCGGCTTCTATTCTTGTAAACGAATTGCTAATCTCTTGAACTGCTTGTTTGATCTTTTTGCGATCTTCTGGTGAAGAAATAGTAATACTCATATTATGATTTTAACCTTGTTGTAAATAATCCACCACAAAAAACTGCACTCAAAATTGCTGCAGCACACCATGTTTCAAAAGTATAAGGAATTTGTAAATTTGGAAACAATGTATTTACTGCCCAAATATTGAGCCATGGGGCAAAAATTAAAAGTGTGACAATAAGAGCTGCAAGAGAAAAATATCCAATTGCTTTGATGTAATTAAGCATAAGTTACACCATTAACAGATTTTACTGAGTCCCAGCGGAATGATCGCCATTCGTTTTTTTCAAGATCGAAGACACGTACTGCAGATCCAACAGTGCTGCTTTGGGTTTCTGATTTTGGTTGTTTGTCTGCTGGAATTTTTGACTCTGAGAGTGTGCAGAGCATTGTTCGTTGGCTTCCGTCTTTTTTTGTAAAGAGGACTTCGACTCCGTTTTCGTTATTGCGCAATTGTTCAAGGGTTTCGCTTTCATTTATTGCTGTTTGCATTTTCAAAACTCACTTTCAGATCATTAATAATTGGTTCAAAGAAATCCATAAATTCATTGGTGTTAAAGAAAGATGTATATGCATTATCAATAATGATTTTGCCATCAGTATCAGTCAATTTGGTTTTGATTGTAAATTCAACTAAATCATACTTTAATTGTTTAACAATTACTGTTTTAAGTAACCCATCTTTAAAGAACTCATACTCTCTATTAAAATTCTCCATTTTCACACCTTCTATGTTTTGGTTGACGAACATGCCTAACCTTAGACTTGACAACACGCATACGATACTTTGGAGTTCGCAGGTCTTTCGCAACTAAGTTTCTAGGTTTAGGTATATTATACTTGATTTTCATTTGCAAAGCAATTTATTGTAGAGTCATTCTTTTTTGTTCAAAGTATTGCACATCTCTTCGATAGGTTTGTTTATCACAATTATTTTCAAATTCGATTTCATCAATCTTGAACATAAGCTGGTCGAATTCTTCATCCGTCAAATAACCGACCATTTGTTCTATTGTGATTCCTCCATCAAAATATAATTGCAATAATTCGATCTTATCTTGTGTCATTGTGCTCTCGCTTTTATATGTTACAGGTATATTATACCCTACTTCTTAATTAAAGTAAAGCATTTTCTGCAATCTCTATAAAGATAGCTTACAACGGTATTTTGGATTAAACTACTAGACTAAGTGCTTGTGATGCAGCTACGATATAACGAAATGCTTGTTCGTAATTTGAAAGTTCCTGCGCTGCTCGAACTTCAACAATTTGATTTAATAAAAATCTATATTCTTCGAGAGATAGTTCTGATGATTCATATTGGTCACGTATAACCAAAAGTTCGTTTGCTAAAGATGCTGCTGGACCACCTGCTCCTGCTACTTCTCTGAGTTCTTCTAACATTATCTACCTTTCCATGCATCTATGACAACATCGATACGAACTTTACTGATATCCAAAACACCTTGACAAAATATTTTATTTGTGGACTTGTTCGCTTTAGTTAATGATTCTTGTAGTTGAGCGATTGAATCAGCTTGTGCGTCTTCTCTTGCTTGCGTATAGATTTTTAATCTATTAACTTTAGATTCAACGTAAGACCAATCTTTGTTATCGCAAGTCAGTTTATCTGCTGCTATTTTTATGTCAACTATATCTCCAAACATCACTGGATCGTGTGATGTTGGAAATATAACCGAGCATGCGCTTAAACTAAAAGCGCATATTACAAATAAAGTTTTAATTTTATTTCTTAGCAAAAAGTGATTTAATTTTTTCTTGGATCATTTTTGCCCAAAATGGTTGTGGGAAATTCCAACCAACAAATGCTCCTACTAATACCCAAAATAATGTGTCTGACATTTAAATCTCCTTAGTTAAAATTAAAAATCATATATCAATCATCAGAAGCATT